CCGACCGATGACCTTCCCCGACCTGATCGCTGAAATCACCAATCCTGAGAACGGGACCATCTATTGGATTGAAGCGGCACACGCTGCCAGGCAGCACGGTCTGTGGGATGACTTCCGCACCGACTACGGCACGACCTCTGCCTTCGGCGGGGTCGACGCTGGCGAATTCCTGGTGTGGTTGGGGTATTGACCCCTGCCCCCTGACCCTGTAGAATTCTCTCAGTTCACACCCCCACCTGAACCGATGACCGAAGCATACGCCATCTTCACCACGGGCAACGACTACTACGACCGCCCCGAACTGTTCGGACTCTACGCCTCCGCTGAGAAGGCAGAGGCAGAGGCAGCGGTGCTGCGAGAGCAGATGGACGACTTCAATACCGACGAACCCCTCTACGTTGAAGTGAGCGTCGCCTACGTTCCGATCCGCTGAACCCTACGGGGCGGGTTGACCATCCGCCCCCTGACCCTGTAGAATTCCAAAGCAACCGCAACCGATCCGATGGCAATCTACTCCGCCTGCTCGAACCTGGAAACCCGTGAGATCATGTGGGTTGCCCGCAAGACTGATGATGCCCCCCAGTTCCGCTTCGCTGGACAGATCAACCCCTCTGAGGGTTGGTGGTTGGCGGGCATCTACTCCGATCGCTTCGCCTCCGACGTTCGTGGCATTCAGTGGGGTGAGTGACCCCGTTCGTGGGGGTGGGCACCGCCTGCCCCCGTGCTACAATTCCATCGTTCACCACCACACCGCACAATGGCAAAGGCAATCGGCAACGTTCGTTCCACCGACAGCAACGGCAAAGGGCAGGCGCTTCGCTGCAGCAGCGGCGGCGGGATGACCTTCACCCGTGCCCGTGGGTTGGGCGCCTGTATGGTGGCAGACCTTGACGCCGCCATCGCTGCAGCAAAGGCACAGTATCGTGCCGACCGCATCGCCGCCGCCCGTGATCGACTGGCAGAGGGCAGCGTGATTCACTCTCACCTGGCAGTTCGTTTCTGACACTGAGGGGGTGGCAATCGCCGCCCCTTTTTTATGTCTACCGTGTGCCTTCGTTCGTGTTTGGCAGTGCCCGTATTATGCGGTGGTTTGTTATAGCGGGGCGTGTTTTAAAATCCAAAGGTACCCCTAAACTATAAAGTGTTACCCAAGCGAGAGAAATATTACACAAGACTCAAAAAAATTCCGGATATAAAAAATACCTCAAAAAGGACGATTTGATATATAATAAAAAATATGTAGAAATTATGAGAAAAAAACCCGATGACACTAAGATATTCCTTCAAGTTGATCCATTAAATGGCGAGTATTATATCAGAATACCTGAGTGGATGATCAATGACCTTTCATGGTATGAAGACACTCAGATAAAGGTAACTTTAGATAACGACGAAATTATACTTTCAGAATATGAAGATGAGTGAAGAAAAATATGACATATATTTAAACGGCAAAAAGATATATGATAAGTTAGAAGAAGAGGAATTTAATAATACCTGGAAGATGATTCAAAATTTTCTGAGTATTACTGAATCGCCCGTATGTAGAGAAGATCTAACATATAGAAAATCGCAGATTGACATCTAATACATAATCAAGTATGATATTGACTTAAAACATTCAACTTATGGCTAAAGGATTTACAGTAAAAGCAAAAACGCCGATCGCCACTCAGGAACAGGAGTGGGACTACGATAAGGCAAGAGAGATGGTAAGGGGAAAATCAATCGTATTTTGTCTACCTGGTAGAGGAGTCTCTTATACTTACTTAAAGAACTTTGTACAACTGTGCTTCGACTTGGTACAGTCTGGCGCCAGTATCCAAATTTCGCAAGATTATTCATCAATGGTTAATTTTGCAAGATGTAAATGTTTAGGAGCAAATGTTCTCAGAGGGCCAGATCAAATTCCCTGGGACGGAAAATTAAATTATGACTGGCAGCTCTGGATTGATTCTGATATTGTCTTTAACAGTGAGAAATTTTGGCAACTAGTTCTCATGGAAAAAGATATCGCAGCGGGTTGGTATTGTACCGAAGATGGGGTCACCACCTCAGTCGCCCACTGGTTAGAGGAGGACGATTTCCGCAATAATGGTGGTGTGATGAATCACGAAACTCTGGAGAGTATTTCCAAGCGTCGTAAACCCTTCACAGTTGATTATACTGGATTCGGATGGCTTCTTATCAAGAACGGTGTCTTTGAGCATTCTGAAATGAAGTATCCTTGGTTCGCGCCCAAGATGCAAGTCTTTGAATCAGGTGAAGTTCAGGATATGTGTGGAGAAGATGTAAGTTTCTGCCTGGATGCAAAAGAGGCAGGATTTGAAATTTGGTGTGACCCTCGTATTAGAGTCGGTCACGAAAAGACAAGAATCATTTGATTTTATGGCAGAAGAAAGGTACAACATCCTCTGTAACGGCAGAAAAATATACTCTCATCTTACAGAGGATGAATACTTTGACATTATGGAAGATCTTGCGCTACAATACTATCAGACAGGATCTCCGAGTCCTGATGAACTTGAAACTGAAATTACTGGAGAATAAGTATGGCAAAAGCAAAAGTCGGTCTCAATAAGAGCTCTTATATTCCTGGGCCTCCTAAGAAATCTCGTCAAGGAGATGGGGGTGGCACTAAGTACGCTGCATCTTCTCGTAATGGGGCACGTAAGAAGTATAGAGGGCAAGGAAAGTAAATGTACCACTTAGACGTTAATGATGAGTGGAATGCAATTCATCATGACGATCTTTGGATTTATAATAAATTACAATTAAGTCGGGTTTTGGGATATAAATGTGGTCCAATTGGTACCACTGTCCCAAGGCCCGATTTTTACATTGTCCGTCCGTCTATCAATTTTCTCGGTATGGGAAGATATGCTGAGATAAAATGGATAGAAAATAGTACAGATCACTTATATCCATCTGATTTTTGGTGTGAAATTTTTAAAGGAGATCATTTAAGTGTAGATTTTTACAATCAAGAATCAAAATTAGTTGTAAAAGGATATAAGGATGATAGTGATCCTCTTTATAAATGGAAAAAATGGGAAAAAATTGATAAAAATGTTGAATTTCCTATTATTTTAACAAAATTAAAGGGCAATTATGACTGGATTAACTGCGAATTTATAGATGGAAATCTAATTGAAGTTCATGTTCGCCAAAATCCAGATTTTAGGTATGATAATCAGGTAGCAATTCCAAACTGGGATGAAAATATAAATGAAGATGTGTCAAAAAATGCCGTCTATATTCAAGATTTGGAGTACAATACCTATGGAAGGAAGGGAATTTTTGTCAAATAAATAAACTTTTACAAATTCAGACGTTGAAACAGATATCAATGGGAAGACACCTCTTATTGGAGGTATATGATGTTGAATTTGATCTTTTAAATGATTCAATATCTCTACAAGAGGTTATGGAAAATGGAATAGAACGTGCAAATATGACGATTTTAAACATTTTTCAGCATTGTTTTTACCCACAGGGGTGTACTATTGTAATTGCACTTGCAGAAAGTCATGTTTCTTGTCACACTTGGCCAGAAAATGGGTGTATTGCCATTGATGTTTATACTTGTGGTGATGGAAATCCAAAATTAATTGCTTTAGAAATATTAAAATATCTAAATTCTTCTAAATATACTTTAAGGGAAGTTGAAAGATAGACAAGGAGATAGCAACCTCCTTTATAAAAGTTCTGTTTTATATCTTAAAACAGGAGCTAAAATGTCAAACTTACCAGTTGATAGAGACAAAGATTATATGTACCAAATGTGGGGTACAAAAAGTCTTGTTACTGATTATGAAAATAATTCATCCGAAAGAATTATTCAAGAAATTATGCATGATCCCGCACCAAAAAAACATCTTCTCAAAAAACAAACTGAATTGCACGAAAAAATAAGAAATGATGATGATTATGATGATTGGGAGTATGGCACTGAGGCCAACTATGGTTTTTCTTGGAAGTAAATATAAATAGAAAAAAATCTTCGTCCAATGGAAATTACAAGGATATCTAGAGCATTTAAAGATATTAGTTTATCTTTTGATCCTCATCCTGTAACCAAAGATTTGCCAATTCTGAAAAATGAGGCGGCAATTCGTAGATCAATTAGAAATTTAGTTGAAACCTTACCAACAGAAAGATTTTTTAACTCTATTTTAGGGTCAAATGTTAGATCTAGTCTATTTGGATTTGTTGATGTTGGAACTTCATCGATAATTTCTGATCAGATAAAAACAACAATAAAAAATTTTGAAACTAGAGTTACTAACGTTAAAGTGATTGTAGATCCACAACCAGATCTAAATTCATTTGATATAACCGTAAATTATGAGATCATTGGACAAGATTTTCCCATTCAGCAATTTAATTTCATATTAGAGGCAACAAGATAAAATGCCTTTTACTAAATTTACAAATCTAGATTTTGATCAGATAAAGACTTCAATAAAAGATTATCTTCGTGCAAATTCAAATTTCACGGATTTTGATTTTGAAGGATCAAACTTTTCTGTGCTCATAGACACATTAGCATATAATACGTATATTACAGCATTTAACTCTAATATGATAGTTAATGAATCCTTTTTGGATTCTGCAACTTTAAGAGAAAATGTTGTTTCATTGGCCAGAAACGTCGGATATGTACCTCGGTCTAGAACATCCTCTAATGCTGAGGTATATTTTACAGTATCGACAACAAGCACTAGTCCAACATTAACACTTCAGGCAGGTGTTGTATGTGTAGGATCAATAAATGAAACGACATATATTTTTTCAATACCAGAAAATATAACTACAACAATAAATGATGGTGTTGCCCAATTTGGATCTGCAGATAGTCCTATTTTGATATACCAGGGCACACTGCTTTCTAAGCAATTTACCGTAGATGGATCATTAGATCAGAGATTTATACTCGACAATTCATTTATTGATTCATCAACAATCTCAGTTTATGTTAGAGGAGCATTAGAAACTGGTGGTTTAGGAGAAAAATATACTAAAGTTGATAATATTTTAAACACTGGATCAATTTCTGAAATATATTTCATTCAAGAAGTTCAAGATGAGAAATATGAATTACTATTCGGTGATGGATATTTCGGTAAAGAATTAGAAAATAATTCTGTAGTAAATGTAAGTTATATTGTTACTGACGGAAAATTAGGAAATGGATGCTCAGTATTCTCATTTGTAGGCACTTTTAAAGATTCTGAAGATAATACAGTCATTCCAACAGAATCAGTGTCTGTTAATACTATTACATCATCAAAAAATGGAGGAGATATTGAATCGTTATCTTCTATTAAATATTATGCTCCAAAACTATATTCTTCACAATATAGAGCGGTTACATCTAGTGATTATGAAGCAATTATAAAACAAATATATGCAAATGCAGAATCTGTTTCAATAGTTGGAGGTGAAGAGTTATCTCCACCAAGATATGGTAAAGTTTTAATTAGCATTAAACCTAAGAATGGAGATTATGTTTCAGATTTTGATCAAGAACTTATACTCAATAGACTAAAGAATTACTCTGTTTCTGGAATAAATCAGGAAATTGTACCTCTTAAAGTTCTTTATGTTGAAATTGATACTTCTGTTTATTATAATATAAATCAAGTTGCTAGTGTCGATAATTTAAAAACTCTTATATACAATACATTATATCAATATTCAAAAACTCCTAACATTAATAAATTTGGTGGTAGATTTAAATACAGTAAAGTAGTTCAACTGATTGATAATGTTGATGATTCTATTACTTCTAACATTACTAAAGTTAGAATTAGAAGAAATTTAAAAGCACTTATAAATCAGTTTTCACAATATGAATTGTGTTTTGGAAATAAATTCCATATTAATCCATATGGATACAACATTAAGAGCACTGGGTTTTATGTTGATGGAATTGATGCACCAGTTTATTTGACTGATGTTCCAAATAAATCTGCGGATAATATGTCCTTGGATGGATCTGGAAAAGGATCTGTATCTATAGTCAAAAAGAATTCTGATGGCACTTATGGTGTTGTGGTAAAATCTGCTGGAATTGTTGATTACAATTCTGGAGAAATTAATATTAATGGAATCGTTATAACTAGTACAATAAAGGAAAATAATATTGTAGAAGTGCAAGCTATTCCAGAATCTAACGATGTAATTGGGTTAAAGGATTTATATTTAGAATTTAACCTTGAAAATAGTAAAATAAATATGAAGAGAGATGTAATTTCTTCAGGAGAAGACACTTCTGGAGTCAACTTCACTAATAATTATTACACTTCAAGTTACTTTAATGGGGATATAGAGAGGAAATAAGACATGATTGAAACTAGCTTTGATACAAGAGTAAAGATTCATCAAATTGTTTCAAATCATCTTCCTGAATTTTTACTTGAAGAATCGCCTAAAACGGCAGAATTTTTAAAACAATACTACATTTCGCAAGAATTTCAAAGTGGAACAGTAGATATTGTTGAAAATTTAGATCAATATCTTAAATTAGATAATCTAACTCCAGAAATTATTGACGGCACTACATCTTTGCTGTCAGATATTCAAATTGATTCTGACACAATTGTAGTATCTTCAACAAAGGGATATCCATCTGAGTATGGATTACTTCAGATTGATGATGAAATAATCACATATACTGGATTAACAACTAATACATTCACTGGATGTATTAGAGGATTTAGTGGTATAACAAAATATTCTAATAAGAATACCACTTCACTATATTTAACGCAAGATAATTATAAAAATGATCTAGTTTTTTCAACCTCATCTAGTTCTACTCATAGTAGTGGATCTACAGTAATTAATCTTAGTACCTTATTCCTAAAAGAATTTTATAATAAATTAAAGTATTCTTTAGCACCTGGATTGGAAAATTCAGATCTGGCTAATGGTCTAAGCATTAATAATTTTATAAAATCCGCAAGAAGTTTTTATCAATCTAAAGGAACAGAAGAATCTTTTAGGATATTATTTTTAGTTCTATATGGAATAGAACCTAAATTAATAGATTTAGAAAATTATTTAATTAAACCATCTTATGCTAGGTTTATAAGAAGAGAGATTGTAGTTGCAGAGTTAGTTTCTGATGGAGATCCTCTCAATTTAATAGGACAAACAATAAAAACTAGTTACGATTCTACATCACAAGCATCAGTTTCTGAAGTTGAAATACTTACACGTCGCGGAAAAACATATTATAAAATTTATCTGTTTATTGGTTATGATGAAAATGACCTCATAGAAGGTGAATTTAGAATTTCAGGTAAAACTAAGGTTTTAGATAATGTTTCTGTAGGATCTTCAGTCATCTCTGTTGATTCCACAATAGGATTTCCTTCTTCTGGAGTTTTAATATCTGGAAATAACAATATCAATTATACTTCTAAAAATATTAATCAATTTTTTGGATGTTCTGGTATAACTGAAGAAATATCCACAACATCTGATATAAGATCTAGTGATATAATTTATGGATATGAAAACGGAGATACAACAAAAAAAGTAGAACTCAGAATTACTGGATCTCTTTCAAAAATTGAAAATGCAGAAAGTATAGTGCTTTCGGAGAAAGGTGATATTATTAAAGTAAAGAATCTTGGACAAAAAATACTAAATCCCTCTGGAGATAGATCTTTTAAAGAAATAATAGCAAATTCGTTCTTATACAACACAAGCACTAGACATAATGTTATCAGTATAACAGGTTCAACTTTTAAACTTGGACATACAATAGACAAAAGTAGTCTAAAAGTTGGCGATAAAGTTGATATTTTAGTTAGAGGAAGTACTAATACTATAGTAGTTTCTGGAGCATCAATTTATGATGTTAATTTGCAAAATAATGAAGTTATTTTAAATAATCTTCAGGGATTTATTCCAGAAGTATCAAAAAAATATGATATTAGAAGAAAAATTAATTATGCAAAAAGTTTAAATACCTCATTAGAATATGGAAATGATAACACTGTTTCAGACGTTGGAAATCTATATTCAGATAATGATAATGTCTACGTAGCATCAAATTCTCTACCTTCTTACACTATTGATAAAAAATTAGTATATTCTTCAATACCAACATCATATAACACATTAGTTTCGGAATATTTTCAATTTGTAGTAACTAATCCATCTTCTTCAAATTATCAAAAATATTCAGTAATATCTTTTGATGAAAATGTTCCATTTATAACTGGAGATGAAGTTGTATATCTAGCAGAAAACACAGAACTTCCTGGATTATCATCTGGTTCCACTTACTATGTTGAAGTTATAGATGATAAAAAAATAAGATTATATGAGTCTAGATCTTTTATTACTGGAGAAGAAAATCCAAATTTTGTTGGATTTGAACCAATTTTAGGATTAAATGAGTCTCATACTTTTGTATTAGCAAAAGATGCACCTAAGAAAATTAGTCCACAAAATATTCTAAGAAAATTCAACACTACTCAAAATATTTCAGAAAATGAAAAACAAGAAACTGATACTGGCAATATTGGAATTTTAGTCAATGGTGTTGAAATTAATAGTTTCAAATCAAATGACAAGATATACTATGGTCCTCTAAATGAGATAGAAGTTATAAATGGTGGAAGAGATTATGATGTAGTTAGACCTCCTATTGCTCAAATACAAAATCCACCAGGAATTGGGAATACAGCAGCTTTAGCAACTATAACCGTCGAAGGAAATCTCAAATCTATATTAGTAGATCCCCAAGAGTTTGATATTGAAGGTGTGGTTTCTGTTGTAATTAGTGGAGGAAATGGCAAAAACGCAATAATTAATCCAGTTATTGAAAAAAGATACAGAGAAGTTGAATTTGATGCAAGATTTTTAATAGATAATGGTGGAATAGATCCAAGCACTGATGAAACGATAACTTTTGTTTCAAATCACTACTTTAGTAATGGTGATAAAATAATCTATGATAGTAATGGAAATACTGAAGTTGGTATTGGTACTTTTCTTGGTTCCAATGCAACAACAAATACATTAAGCAATGGATCTTATTATTATGCCCAAGTAGTTAATCCTAAAACGGTAAAACTTTATTCAACTCTCGGTGATTATAAATCTGGAATTAATACCATAGGATTTAGCACTGCAGTCAGTGGAGGAATTCATAAATTTAGAACAACAGAAAAAAAAGTTATATCTAAAATAACAGTTTTAAATCAAGGAGAAGGATATTCCAATCATAAAATATATGTAAAATCTTCAGGAATATCTACAAGTTTTAATAATATATTTTTCAAATCCCACCATTTTAATGATGGTGATATTGTTGTATATGAAAATACTGGAACTCAAATACCAGGATTAACAACATCAAATTATTATTTTGTTAGTAAAATAGATGATGACTATTTTAGAATATGTGATGCTGGAACTGACAAGTACAATCCCAATAAAGAAAATTTTGATAGGAAAAAGTATGTAGGATTAACTTCTACGGGATCCGATTATCATATTTTTAAATATCCAAAAATTGAAGTTGATGTAATTGTTTCATATGGATCTAGCTTTACCAATCTTAGTAATATAGTATCCACTCCAGTTGTCACTGGACCAATAAAATATTTAAATTTATATGAAAATGGAACTTCCTATGGATCCGATGTTGTTAATTTTGAGAAAAAACCAGGTATAACAATAAAGACGGGAGAATATGCTCAAGTATCTCCATATGTTAAAGATGGAAAAATAATAAAGGTAAATGTTCTTTCCACAGGACAATTTTATTATTCAACTCCAAATCTAAAAATAAATGGAGAAGGTACTGGTTGTATTTTACGTCCAGTAATTGTAAATAACAAATTAAAAAGTGTAGTTATAATAAATCCAGGTATTGGATATGTTCAAGAAACCACTACTATAAATGTAGTTCCTGCGGGAAGTGGAGCAATATTGAATTCTAAAGTAAGATATTTAACTTTGGATAATCACTATAGATTTGGTGATGAATTTTTATATAAAACTTTGAATAATTTAGAATATACCCTAATATCATATACTCAAACTTTAGCATCCCATTTAAATGATGATGGAAGCAAGCATTCTCCAATAGTTGGTTGGGCATATGATGGAAATCCAATATATGGACCATATGGTTATTCCGAACCTTATAATTCAAACTCCACAGTAAAACAGTTAGTTTCTGGATATATTTTAAATTCTGGTAATGTTTATAATAGACCTGAATTTTTAGGTGGATTCTTTATTGAAGATTATGAATTTACTGGATCTGGAGACTTAGATCAATATAATGGAAGATATTGTAAGACTCCAGAATTTCCTAATGGAATATATGCATATTTTGTTTCTTCTACTTCAGATGAGGAAACCTCATCATTTAAATCTACATATCCTTACTTTATAGGACCATACTATAGATCTAAAAAAATTGATGATAATTGGAGTTTAACTCAAGATTTTGATTTTAATAACTCCAATCTTATAAGAAATACTTTCCCATATCAAATAAATGAAAAAAATTCAGATTATGAATTTTATACTGAGTCTAATGAAATAAGTAAGCAATTAACAGAAGTTAAATCGACTGCTAAAGGTAAAGTAAGTTCATTTAATATTATTGATCCAGGTAAGGATTATAAAGTTGGTGATGCTTGTTATTTTGAAGTTTCTGATGTAGAGAGTGGACAATTTACTACCACCATTTCTAAAATAACTGGTAAAGATATCTATAGTTTAGAAATATCTACAGAAAAATATGAAAATGTTGTTCTTGAATGGTCTTCAAATTATGTTGTTGGATATTATGAACCATATGTTAGTTTATTAGATTATGATAGAGTAACATTGACTGGAATTGGAACTTACATATCTTCTTTAAATGGCGAAAAGATATGTAACGTTAAGAGAGACCAAACTACTCTCTTAAGCGATATGACTTCAAATGTCACACCGCAGGAAGTGGAAGATATTTATGTCTCCAAAATACCACCAACTGTTTCTGTTGGAAGTACTATAAGTATAGGAAATGAATTACTTTCAGTTTTAAATATATTTGAATCAGGATCAATTTTGAGAGTAAGGAGATCTGATGTTGGATATGCTCATACTGCATCAGATATTATTACCGTTTTACCTAATAAATTTACAATTCAATCAAATACGAATTATTTTAATTCTAAAATTAACAGTAAAATTTATTTCAACCCAGCTCAATCTGCAGGAATTGGCACAACCTCTGGAATTGGAATAGATCTTCAACAAACTGTTGGTGGGGTAACTAAAGACATATCTGTTCCAACTCAATCTATTCGTATAGAAAATCATCCATTTAAAACTGGAGATTCTGCTATTTTAAGAAAAGTAGCGACTAGATCTCCAATAATAGTTTCAAATACTCCAAGTTCTGCATCTTTTAGTTTATTATATGGGGCAACTTTAGAAGAAAATGTTTATATTATTAACAAATCCAAAGATCTGATAGGAATAACCACAACTTTAGATAATGCATTTACAACTAATGGACTATTTTTACTTGGTCCAATACCTATAGAATATGATTATTCTATCGAAACTGATTATCCTCAAATAAAATGCGAAATTCAAAAAATTGTAGGTAAAATTTACACTACTGAAGATCATGAATTAACTTCTGGAGATCTAATTGATTTAAATTTAACATCAAACGATAGTGTTGGTATAGGAACTAGTTCATCAGTTAAAATTAGTTATGATCCATTGTCTAAAACTTTATTAACAAATACTACTAACTTCAGTTCAAGTAATGTTAATCTTTCCGAGAATTGTATTAATATAGATGGTCATAGTCTTAAAACGGGGAATAAGGTTTTTTATTCCTATAGCGATTCACCCATAAGTGGTTTATCATCTACTGGATATTTTGTATATAAAATTGATGATGATAATATTCAACTTGCCGAAACGTACTACGATACGCAAAAGCAATATCCAAATATCATAAAGTTTTTATCGACAGGTGGAAGTTATCAAAGAATAAGTTTAATTAATCCTGAAATAATAACAGAAAGAAACAATACAGTATTATTTGATGTTTCGGATTCCAGTTTAGATGGATATCAATTAAAACTTTTTTATGATTCCGAATTTAATAAAGAATTTATTTCTGTTGGATTATCGACCGAAATAAACTTTACTGGAGTCGGAACACCAGGTGTAGCAGTTAATGCTACATATACACTAAAATATTCTTCTAATATTCCAGAGAAACTTTATTATAATTTAATTAAAGATGGATATCCAATCAATAATGACGATAGTGTTATAAGCGCATCTTCAATTAGATTTATCAATAATGCTTGCAATGGATCTTTCTCAGTTTCTGGAATAGGATCTACAGAATTTACATTTAATTTACCATCTTTACCAAGTAAACTATTCTATTCTGGGCAAAATTGTGATGTTTTAAAATATTCAACTAGTTCAAAATCTGCCAAGGGTGGAATTGATAATTTAAAAATTTTAAATAATCAATTTAAATATAAAGAATTGCCTAGTTTTGTAGGTTCTAATTCTAATTCTGGAACAGATGCAAATATTATCATCAATACTGACAATATAGGTGGGGTTAACGAATACCTAATATTGGATCAGGGATTTGATTATGCTTCAGATAAAACTTTAAGACCAGAAGCTTCTATTCCTTCTGTAATATTCACAAGTAATTCTAGTGAAATAAAGGATTTCTCAATAACTGATGGTGGATTTGGATATTCCTCAAACCCATCTGTTCTATTGAAAAATCCATATACTAATGAGATTGTTAATAGTGGTAATTTATCGTGTGAAGTAAATTCTGGAACTGTTAGTAAAATAAACATAGATTCTCCAGTAAAAGGTTTACCTGCAATAAATCATGAGCTTGTCTTTATTAATAATTCAAACGGTATAGGTATAAATTCCATTCAAAGTTCATCTGGAGGAATTGTAACTTGTACTTTAGTAACTCCGATCGTTTCTGGATTTATAAATCCACCATTTGAAGTTGGTGATGATATATTTGTTGAAAATATTGAAAAAGATAGTGTTTTTGGGGATGGTCTTAATTCCGCAGATTATGGATACAGTTTCTTTAAAGTAACATCTTTTGTCAATACAAATCCAGCTGTTTTAGAATATAACTTATCTGGTGTAACAACAGATCCAGGAATAGCAAAAACAAGTCAATTAGGATATGCAATTATTGTAAATAAAAAGAATTATCCAAACGTTATTACTAATCAAATTTTTTCCAGGTTCAAAAAAGGTGAAAAACTTTTCTGTAATTCGGGAAATGGTTTTACCGAATTCGATTTAATCGTAGAAGATAGTAAAGATTCATACCTTAAAGTATCTGGACCAGATTTATATAAAGTGAAAAAAGGTAATATTTTAAGAGGAAAAGAATCTGGAGTATTATCTACCGTAGTCACTACGGTATTAAATGAATCTAAATTTGAGGTAAATTATTCAAATACATCTTCTCTTGGATGGTCTAATGATATTGGAAAATTAGATGAATTATTCCAGGTAGTTCAAGATAATGATTATTATCAAAATCTATCTTATAGTATTAAGAGTCCAATAGAATATAATGAATTTATTAATCCAGTTAATAATTTGGTTCATATCTCTGGATTAAAAAATTTCGCAGATACCCAAATTGAATCTAAATCAAGTTTTGTTTCTTATGGCGGAACTTCAAGTCAAATTATTGTGGTAGATGTTTTATCCGAATCGAGGATTGATGTCAATAAAAATTACTCATATTCGGTAGACTATGATGTTTTAAATGATAAGTCTAGATATTTGAAATTTAATAATTTAACATTAACAGATTATATTAGTTGTTCCTCAAATAGAGTTTTAAAGGTTGATGATGTTAGTAAAAAATTCTCAAATAAGTCTAACGATAGAGATTTATTTACAAACATATACACATACTTAGAGGATACGCTATTTTCTAAGTATATAATACAAATAAATGATGTCACTAATAACACTTACCAATTAAGTGAAAATGTTGTTTTATTCTATGATAATAATATTTTCTCTTTTGAGAAGACTTCTTTAAAGAATTCTGAAACTAGATTGGGTGAAATTACAGGAGAAGTTGATGACTACAATACAAAAACTCTTAGATTTACCCCTCAAGATCCATTTGATACTGATTATGATGTTAAGTATGTTCAAACTTATTTTGATAATTTAGATCCTAAGAAAATAGGAATCAATACAGAATCAATAGGTTGTATTGATTTAATAGGTGTTAGTACATCCGTAGGAGTAGGAACAACTTCCACTTTAATAACTTTCCCAGTTACTAAAAATAATGGTTTAGTTGCAAGTGTATTTGTTTTTGATACAGTAAGATTTAATTTTAACTTTGTTGAGGTTATTGTAGATTCCGATAAATCAAATACTTATCTTGCAGAATATTATTTTGATGATACTGTTGGATTATCAACAAATTATATTGCAACCTTTGATTCCACAATTCAATCTGGAATTTTAAATCTAAAAGTAACTAATAATATAAACACTAAAATCTTAGTAAATGCTAATATAGTTGGATTTGGTTCGACAGCATCTGGAATAGGTACCTACAGATTTAGATATGATGGACAACCTGAGGGAAGTGAAAGATCCGCACGATTTGAATCTAATTATGTAGTTTCTTCTGGAATTTCAACTGTATTTAAATTTAAAACCAACGAAATAACAGGGTCAAAATCTTTGATTAGAGTTTCTTGCGGAAAAACAAGCTCTATACATCAGTTACTTTGTCTTCAGGATAATTATAATTTATATACAACTCAATATCCATTCATTTCTTCAAATTCAGAAACAGGTATAGGAACATTTGGAGCACAATATTCTGGAGAATATACTGTAGTTTCTTTCTATCCAGATAATAATATCACTGGAATAGTAACTATACAAAGTTATAATCAGTTACTCTATACTTTCAATGATTTTGAAAATGAATCTTTGGCAACCAATAACACCTTAAACTATGGAAATGTCGTTGAATCAGTCAAGTTAGCAGCTTATGATGGTCTAAATGGACCTAGGGCAAATAAAGTTGATTTTGATCTCAAATATAATGGAACTCCAATCTTTAGAAAAGTATTTAATCCAAGTGATTCTTCTATTTTAGATAAGGAAACTGGAATAATATCAATTAAAGATCACTTCTTCAATACTGGAGAAAGATTAATATATGAGGCAAAATCTACTTTTGTTGGTGTTGGAGAATCTTCAGTCGGAATAGGTTCTACTACAAATTCAGTCGGAATTGTTACAAATATACTTCCATCAGAAGTATATGCTATTAAGATAGACGATGACCAATTTAGATTATCTACAAGAAGAGATTACTCTCTTGCAGGAATATATGTAACATTCACTTCTACTGGAGAAGGGAATGCACATTCCCTTGAAATGTATAAACAATTTGAAAAATCAGTTATTTCCATAGATGGTGTTGTACAAAAACCATTATCATACACTCCATTATATTTCCAACTTGCAAATAATGGTGGGCAAATAGGATTTACAACTAACTATTTTGCTTTGAGTGGAATTTCATCAATAAGTTCTGGTGATGTGCTTAAAATTGATGATGAATATGTTCAGGTTATATCTGTTGGATTTGGTTTAACTTCTACAGGTCCAATAACTGAGTCTGGACCATATAACATAGTTTACGTCAATAGAGGTCATGTTGGTACAATAGCAACAACTCATACAGATTCCACAGAAGTTAGAGTTTATAGAGGATCGTTTAACTTAAAATCTAGCAAGATATATTTTACTCAACCACCAAGAGGAAGTGCAAGGGAAAGAAGAGATTTTAGTAATCTACCTTACCCAACATCATCTTTCAGTGGAAGAGTTTTTCTTCGCAAAAATTATACCAATAACATATTATATGATGATATTTCAGACGGATTTACTGGCCTTGGATCTTCATACACATTGACAGTTCAGGGAATTAATACTACAGGAATTGAAACTGGAAGTGGCGTTCTGTTTATTAATGGAATATTCCAAACTCCGTCCACAAAAAATAACGTTGGAAACAATTATACTTATGAAGCTAGTGCTGGTATCACCAGTGTTATCTTTAGTGGTATAACATCCTCTAATGGGCAAACTATTTACACTGATTTTGATGTAAATCAAAATCAACTACCTAGAGGAGGATTAATTGTTTCATTAGGATCAACTCCAGGACTTGGATATGCTCCTCTTGTTGGTGCATCAGTAACTGCAGTTTTAAACAATATCACTGGAGCGGTTGTTTCGGTTGGTCTAGGCACGACTGACATAATTGGATCTGGATATAGGTCTCCAGTTTCCATAGGCATTACAGATCCTCTGCACAGCGGGACAGCGGCAGTTATAACTGCTAATGTCGGATTGGGTGGAACACTATCATTCAACGTCGTTACTCCTGGTAGTGGATATGTTAGTCCTTCTATATTAGTTTCTGAACCATCATATGAAAATCTACCGACAACAGGGGTCTTTAGAAGAGGAATAGGTAATACATCAGAAACTGGAAAAAATCTTTTAGTAAGTGTTGAAGTTGGAGGGGTCGCAACAACAGGAATAGGATCTACTTATTTCCAAGTATCTAGTTTTAGAATTGCTAGACCAGGATATGGTTTCCAAATTGGTGACATCATAAAACCAGTGGGATTAGTAACTGATAGAAGATTAAATTCTCCTATTAGTGAATTTAACATAACTGTTTTGGATACATTCTCAGATTCATTTGCATCATGGCAATTTGGAGAACTAGATTATATTGATTCAATCAAAAATTTACAAGATGGTAATAGAAGGAGATTCCCATTATATTATAATGGTAGTTTATTAAGTTTCCAAAAAGATGAAGAAACTGGTGTGGATATTGATTTAAATTCAGTATTAGTAATCTTTGTAAATGGTGTTCTTCAAGAACCTGGGGATGCATATCAATTTGAGGGTGGATCATCTTTTATATTTACCGAACCACCAAAGTCTTCAGCAAATGTTTCTATATTTTTCTATAGGGGTACTCGTAACGAAGATAGTAGTTTTGTGAATATATTTGAAACTATAAAAATCGGAGACACTGTTAGAGTTAATGGTACTAATTATTACGAAAATAGTGATTATCAAGATCCTAGAATAGTTGAGGATATTGTCCAATCTGACGTTATTCAAACAAATCTTTATTCTGGTCCAGGAATTGACCCAGATAACCTCAGATATTTTGATTGGCAAAAACAAAAAGAAGATATATTGATCAATGGAGATTATGTATATAAGAGTAGAGATTCTATAGAATCTCAAGTATATCCAACTGCAAGAATTATAGGAGATTTTAATGAAAATAGTTCTGCCATTTTTGTTGATAATGTAGAATTATTTGATTATGAAGAAAATGATTTTGGTGTTAAGATTAATGGATATGACGTATTAATCGTAAATGGAACAACCCCAAGTGAAGCTAAAATAACTACTAATGTTTCTGCTGCTGGCACGATTAGTTCTCTTACTATAGTTGATTCTGGAAGTGGATACACTCAAACTTCCCCATTACAAATTAAAATTTCCGCTCCAAAATATATTGGAGTTGGAATAGGAACTACCGCAGCAGCTAATGTCACTATAACTAATGGGACTATTACTGGATATACAATTACAAATGAAGGTTTAGGTTATTCTCAAGTTAATCCACCTCAAGTTATTATTCCTCTACCAGAAGTTAATTATGATAAGATCACATTAGTTCGCCCAAATACTTTAACTCAAATATCTAGAGGATTCTCTGGAATTATTACAGGAATTACAACTTCTACTGGAACAAGTGGAAATCCACTTGCACTAAAATTCTTTGTAAGAAGAAAAACTAGTGCATTAACTTTCTTTGATTTAAATGTTGGATATCCAATTTATGTCTTCAATACTAATGTTGGATCTGGATTAACATCAATTGATTCTTCCAATTCTTCTGTAGTTGCTATTGGAACTCAATATGTTGATAATATCTACTATGTACATAATATTGTTAAGGATGGTCCAAATGCAGTAATAACTGCAAATATTAAATCCAATTCTAATGTTACAGGAATATCTACTTATGGACCGATAGAAAATCCTGTTGGTAATTTCTCATGGGGAATGCTCTCCAATATAGAAAGTAGATTAACAAACATTTCTATAGGAGTAACAGGATTGATAGTAGATTCTGGGTTATCAACTTTCCCAGCAATACAGAGAAGAGGTTATGGACTTAGGGAAAATGGATCCTTGAGAAAACAATTCACTATATAAACAACTTAATATAAATAGATAAAAAATTCTTTAAAATGTCTGCAATTGTAACCAATCAGTTTAGAATATTAAATGCAAATAATTTTGTAGATTCTATTAATGATGCAAATAATTCATATTATCTATTCTTGGGCCTAGCAAATCCTTCTACAGTAGTTGGATTTGGTAGAGATGCTAATTGGGATTCTAATGTACCTAATCCAATTGATAGTTTTGATTATTTAAATCATGTTAAAGACACTATGTTATTTGGATCAAGAATAACTGGTGCAAATGTAAGAAGATTAGTAAAAAGAATTGATTGGGTGAAGGGAACAAAATATGAAATGTATCGCCATGATTATAGCGTTTTAAATCCCTCCCCAATTACAAAATCTGCAAATTTATATACCGCTAATTATTATGTCGTAAATCAAGATTATAGGGTCTATATTTGTATAGATAATGGATCGACGGGAATAAACAGCACTGGAAATGCATCAAAAGATGAACCTTTATTTACAGATCTGGAACCATCCAAAGCAGGTGAAAGTGGGGATGGATATATTTGGAAGTACTTGTATACAATTTCGCCAAGTGATATTATAAAATTTGATTCTACAGAATATATAACTGTTCCAAATGATTGGGAAACTAGCACAAATTCACAAATAGAATCTATTAGAGATAATGGCAATTCTGATGTAAATGAAAACCAAATAAAAAAAGTTTATATTGATAATCCTGGAGCAAATTATTCTAATGTTTTGGGTCAAGAAGTAGATATACTTGGTGATGGGACTGGTGGTAAAGTACTGATTGATGTTGAAGGTGGAAAGATAGTTAATACTACGGTTTCATCTGGAGGTAAGGGATATTCTTATGGAATAGTTGATCTTGGAGCACTAAATTTATCAACAACAGCAACTCCAGCAAAGTTAATACCAATAATTCCACCATCAAAAGGGCATGGATATGACATATATAAGGAGTTAGGAACTGATAAAATATTAGTATATTCTAGATTTGATGATTCCAATAAAGATTTTCCTGTAGATACAAAATTTGCTCAGATAGGAATTGTAAAAAATCCAGAATCTTCAACTTCGGAGACTTTATTTACAGGTAATTATTTTTCGGCATTATATGCTATGAAGTTTAACTCTATTACTGGAACACCAGAAATAGGAGAAAAAATAACTCAATTATCCGAAGATGGATCTAGTAAAGCAAAAGGATATGTTGCTTCATATGATGAAGAAACAATGGTTTTAAAATACTTTACTGATCGTTCATTATATTATAATCAAACAACTCTAGATCAAACTGATTATATTGGAATTTCAACAATATCAAAATATGTTGATTTTGAATCAAGTGCAAATCCAGTAACTTCCGATTCATTTTCCGCATCTATTGATACTACATTTACAGATAGTTCGGTCAATCCAACTGGAACAAAAATAATAGATCTTGGAGTATCTTTTACTGCTGGATTGGCAATTCCAGAAATAAATAAAAGATCTGGTGAATTAATTTACGTCGACAACAGACCTATTATTTCAAGAAATCCCCGTCAAAAAGAAGATATTAAAATCGTCCTGGAATTTTAAACAAAATGGCACAAAAATTTAATCTAAACATAAATCCATATTATGATGATTTTGATAAGGATGATAATTTTTATCGAGTTTTATTTAAACCAGGATATCCTGTACAAGCAAGAGAACTAACGACTTTACAGTCTATATTACAGAACCAGATTGAATCCTTCGGAAGCCACATATTTAAAGAAGGATCTATGGTTATTCCTGGATCTATTACATATGATGACAAATATTTTTCAGTAATTGTCGACCCAACGCATTTTGGCACTGAAATTTCCTTATACATTTCAGAACTGATAGGTAAAAAGGTTCAAGGACAAACCTCAGGTGCAATAGGTGTAATTAAGAATTTCAGTCTCCCTCCTGATGATGGTGTTGATAATATAACTTTATACGTAAAATATATTTCTTCTGGAGATGATTTTACAACATCTCGGTTTATCTCTGAAGAATCTTTAGTTCTTTTGGAGGAGAATATTGTCTATAGTGGAATAACGATTAACTTCGGAAACACAGTTGCAACAGTTTCTTCAGGCAATTCAACCTATACTGGATCTGCAGTTAATCTTGATAAAGGTGTATATTTTATTAGGGGAATTTTTATTGAAGTCCCCAATTCTGTAGTTATTCTGGATCCTTATTCTAATCTAACTAGTTATAGAGTTGGATTAACCATACAAGAAGAATTAATAAGTTCTTTTGATGACTCATCTTTGAATGATAATGCTAAAGGATTTTCAAACTATGCCGCACCAGGTGCAGATAGATTAAAAATAACAGCATTTTTATCTAAAAAATTATTAAACGATTATGACGATAAGAATTTCATTGAGATTGTCAGAATACAGAATGGAACTATTAAGAAAATACAAGATACTACAACGTATTCATTAATTAAAGATTATATTGCAAAAAGAACATATGATGAATCTGGAGATTATTCCTTAAATCAATTTGATATTGAAGTATTAGAATCATTAAACGATAGAATATCAAATAATGGTGTATACTACGAAAATGAGACAACACAATCTAATGGAGTTCCGTCTGAAGATAGCGTATGCATAAAAGTTTCTCCAGGTAAAGCTTATGTGAGAGGATATGATGTTACCGTTCCTTCTTCGGTCCTTATAGATGTTCCAAAACCAAGAGATACTAAAACTAGAGATAATACTTTAGTTCCTTTTAATATTGGAACATTATTAAAGGTCAATAATGTTTATGGAAATCCATATATTAATCTAACTGATTCAGATAATATAATTAATCTTTATAATCAAAGATCATCATCAACATCTTCAGGAACTGGAACATTAATAGGAAAAGCTAGAGTATATTCTTTCAATTTAAGTGATGCCCCATACACAAACTCATCATCTTCTTGGGATTTATATCTATATGATATTCAAACTTTTACTAGATTAGTTATTAATGAAACGCCTGCAGATAATTTAGTAGTAGGTTCTTATATACGTGGATCTAACAGTGGAGCTTCTGGATTTGTAAACTCAATAAATGGCAAAGAAGTTTATTTAATTCAAACCTCTGGAAAATTTTCTGTAGGAGAAAGTTTTTATATCAATGAATCTTTGTTTAACTCTAGATCCATAGTTTATATACAAGATTATACTTCTGATGATATAAAATCAGTGTGGCAGGATTGTACAACTATTTCATCTGGAGCTTTAGCGACAGATTTTGTTGCAGATACTATTTTAGGAAGTAAAATTTCTTATGGATTTAGTCTTAGCGATCAAATAACAATCACTCCTTCTGGAGTCGTTTCGTGCGCAGGAAGAAACTTTTTAGGTATTAGAAGCGATACAATAATTCAATACCAGATACCAGGTAATACCTTAGAAACTTTTAATAAGGTTGTTTCAGTTTCTTCTGATGGTCTTTCTATGACTGTCACATCTTGCCCTAATGTGGCGAATGTATGTAATGGAAGTCTACCTGGAATAACCACATCAATTCCTTTTAAGGTTGGAGTTACAGATATAAGGAATAATTCAAAATATCCACTATATTCACCATTATTTGATAGAAATATTTCCGAAGTTAATTTATCTAGTGCAAATTTAGTAGTTACTTCTCAAATAGATTCATTATCTACAGATGCTAGCGGAACTTTAACATCTAATGTTACCAATACTGGTATTAGTAATTCATTCTTTGAAAATTTTGATGCAGATAGATACTCTCTCTTCTATTCAGATGGTACAGTTGAAGATTTGACATATGATCAATTCTCATTAAACAATGACGGAACTCAACTTACCATTACTGGATTATCTCCAAATCAAACTTCTAATGTAAGTTTAAATGCAACATTAAGAAAATCTACTGTACAAAATGCAGTGAAAACTTATGTTAGAAGTGAAACACTAATTGTCTCTAATACTGCTTCTGGTTATAATTCTAACGTAACTGGATTAACAAGTAGTTTCTGGTATGGTACAAGGGTAGAAGATTTAGAAATATCATTAAATGTTCCAGATGCAACTAATGTTGTTGCAGTATATGAATCTCTTGATGCCCAAACACCTTCTCTAGATTCTTTAACTATAGTTGCTAGTTTAGGTTTAGATACAAAGTCGGTTATTGGAGAGAAAATAATAGGATCTTCTAGTGGTGCAGTTGCTCAACTAGTGACTAGAGATTCTTCATCAAAAGTTAGTTTTGTATATTTAAATTCAAATATATTCCAAATTGGAGAAACAATAACCTTTGATGAATCTGGAATAATAACTGAAATACAAATAATTGAAAAAGGAAATTATATTAATAGAACTAATAATTTTATATTAGATAAAGGACATAGACAAGAATACTGCGACTATTCAAGAATAGTCAGAAAAGATTCTTCAGGAGCACCTTCTAAAAAACTTTTAATTGTATTTAATTATTTTGATGTCTTAGGAAACAATGGTGGAGATGTTGTAACTGCAAATTCTTATGATGTCCAAAGATTTTCTAATGATGTTCCAATTTTACCGAGTGGCATTAGATCTACAGATACATTAGATTTCAGACCAAGAGTGGTTAAGTATATTAGTGGTAGTGGATCTCCATTTGACTTTAATGAAAGAGTTTTTGAAACCTCAATATCACCATCAAGTATTAAATCTGGAGAAAGCTCTTTAATTGGATACAATTATTACTTACCAAGAATTGATAGGGTTGTCTTAAACAGTTTAGGGCAAGTTTCTGTTATCGCTGGAACATCATCAGACACTCCAAAACTTCCAGTGAATGTTGAGGATGCTATGGATTTAGGTAGCATCGAATTTCCGGCATATCTATACAATGTGAGAGATGCTAAGGTTAAATTAATTGATAATAAAAGATATACTATGAGGGATGTTGGAAAGTTAGAAGATAGGATTAAGAATTTAGAGATAGTAACCTCCCTTTCTTTACTCGAGTTAGACACTAAAACATTACAAATTCAAGATTCTGATGGACTAACTCGATTTAAATCTGGATTTTTTGTTGATGATTTTAAAACTAGATCTTTAGTAGATTTTAAAAATCCAGACACTAAGGTTGATATCGACACAAATAATAGGGAAATGTCTTCCTGTACTGATAATTGGTCAATGAAGGCAGAGGTTGCATCTCAACTTAATATTGACATCTCAGTATTAGATTTTTCACAAAATATACCATTAATAGATTCAAATACATCAAAAACTGGAGATTTAATAACATTAAATTATATTGAGGAGGGTTGGATAGAGCAACCATTAGCATCTGATGTAGAAAATATTAACCCATTCAGCGTCGTTGAGTATATTGGTAATATCAAATTAAGTCCAGCATCAGATAACTGGGTTAGAAACATTTATACCACTGAAGGAAGACTAGTATCAACAGGTGCTGAAAATATTTCCGACTATGTTGAAAGTATTCAAATTAATAGTGATGTCGATCCTTATTTGAGATCTAGAAATTATTCTTTTGTAGCAGATTCTTTAAAATCTTTCACCCAGCATTACCCATCTTTAGATGATGTTAGTTCTATAGATGTAATTCCAAAACTTTTGGAAATAACAATGGTTTCTGGTTCATTTACTAGTGGTGAAGATGTTGAGGGTTTTATTGGTGATAGAAAAGTAATTGCTTTTAGAACAGCAGTTTCCAATCATAAATTTGGTCCTTATGATGAACCATTGAGAATTTATAATAAAAGTCCATATGATAGAAATGTTACGGTACCAACATCATATTCTGCATCATCAACATTATTGAATATTGATATTGAATCTTTGACTGAAGAATCTCTAACTTTATATGGAGGTTACATAACAACAGAAGTTATATTGATTGGTAAAACTAGTAAAGCAAGTGCAAAGGTTTCAAATATCAGATTAATATCCGATGAGGTTGGATATATTGTTGGATCATTCTTTATTAGAGATCCAAATTTCAACCCACCATTTAAATATAAATCTGGACAAAAGTTATTTAAATTATCTTCCATTTCCCCAGGAACAACCGTATTACCTGGAGACATTACTCTTTCTAGTACAGGATTTGGTGTTTTCAATAGTACTGGTATCATACAAACTCAAACAACAAATGTTGTTCAAGTTAGATATGAACCAACAGAACTCCCACCACCGCCAGAGCAAGAAGTAAATATTGAATATGTTTATGTTCCAACTCAATCTACTAGCACTACTACTCCCACTACCACTGTCACTCCAACTGTTACTTCAACAACTAAAAAAAATGATGTAATATACGTAAATAGTAGAGGAACTGTGTATGGAGATTATAATCAGAATTTATTAGTCAATCTTTATTATGGAGATAATCCTAAAAATAAAGATATTAAAGATTTAGCTAAAGCTGCTGGTATAAAAAATTTAGATATTGGATCTAATGGGAATATTAGTCAAAAGCAAGGTAATAAAATTAGGAATTTTGTTGCAGATAAAAGAGATCTTAATTTATCTAGTGTAGTATCAATAAAGAGTCCAAAATCATTAGGTGGGCAAGGTGCAAAGGTAGGTGATAAGATTGCTTTACCAATAGCACAACAACTATTGGCATCAAATTCTGGATCAACGGCAGGTAACACTGCAACTACAAGATCTAATAACAATAGCAATAAACAAACTAACCAAAATAATACTTCCAATAATAATAAAAAATGTAAGAAAAATGATCCACTTTCTCAAACATTTACTACTGAACCTGGAAATGGATTTTTCTTAACATCTGTAGATCTATTCTTTGCAACTAAAGATCCAGTAGAACAAGTAACAGTACAACTGAGAACTGTAGAATTAGGAACTCCAACAGATCTGCTCGTTCAAGATTATTCTAAAGTTATATTAGACTCTGAAGATATTGTTGTTTCTGATGATGCTTCTTTAGCAACAAAAGTTACTTTCCCGTCTCCAATATATCTTCAAGGTGATACTGAATATGCAATAGTTCTATTATCACCTACTACGGACAAATATCAAGTTTGGACTGGAACTATGGGTAGAAAAACCATAGAATCTAAGAATTTACCTGATGTTGAAAGTGTTGTTATTGGAAGACAATATTTGGGCGGAAGTCTGTTCAAATCACAAAATGGAACTATTTGGAGTCCAAACCAATATCAAGATATGAAATTTAAGATCTATAGAGCTAAATTTACATCTCAAAGAGGACAGGTTGTTTTCTATAATCCATCACTACCTTTCAGCGATCAACCTTTAGATAATAATCCAGTTACAGTTTTACCAAGAAAACTCAAAGTTGGAATTAGTACAACCAATACTCTTGGTACTATTTTGACAGTTGGCAGAAAAGTCAGCGAGGGTCCAAACATTGGAAATCCTGGACCATATGGATACATTGAAAAAATAGGAGGTCCTTTAGATTTAGGAGGTTCTGGAGTAAGCATTTCTAATATTGGTGTTGGATACTCCAGTGGAACATATACAAATGTTCCTTTATATTCTGTCTTTGGGTTTGGAACTGCGGCATTAGCAGATTTAACATTTAATGGTAGTGGAAATCTTTCTTCCGTTTCTATAGTTTCTACGGGAAATGGATATGCAATTGGTGACGTTCTAGGTATAACCACATCTTCTGTTGCTAAAGGAAGAAATGCGCTAATATCGGTCTCTTCTATAGGAAATAATATTGATACTTTATACTTAACGAATGTTCAAGGTGAAGAATTTACTAATAGTTCTAAACTTCTTTATAGAAACAGTGGCGATACTGCATATGTTTTGGCTGGAACTGCAACTATTGTTGGTGGATCTTCTGTCATAAGCCCATTATATGAAGGAAATGTATTTAAAGTTTCTCAAAGAAATCATGGAATGCATGGAAATGGCAATAAAGTTTCAATTAAAGACATAAATTCTGATTCTCCAGTGGTTTATTTGACTGCAGATTTTGGAGTAAATGATACGACATTATTTGTTTCTGATGCTACTTCATTTACAACATTTGAGGGTGTAACTGTATCTACTGGATACATCAAACTTAATAATGAAATTATGTATTACAACAATGTTGATACTGGAACTAATACACTGTCAATAGGTACTAGAGGAGTTGATGGAACTTTAATTAGACCTCACTATTCCGGAAACTTTGCCAGAAAATATGAAATTGCTAATGTTTCTTTAAGAAAAATCAACAAAACTATAGATTTACCTACATCTTCAACAAATCCAACGTTAAAAAATGCCACGGATTTAGACTTTTATTATTTGGAATTTGATAGGGGAGATAGAGCTTCTGGAGATACTCAAATTAGTTTTAGTATTGAGAAGAATGTTGGTGGGGATATTGCAAAAATATCCCAAAATCATCAGTATAGTTCTATTACACCTCAGTTTAATATCATTACACCTGGAACTGGCACGGCAGTTTATGGATCTTTAAGATCTGTAAGTGGAACTAGTGCTGGAGGAAACGAGGCTTCATTTATAGACCAAGGATTTGAAGATATTCAATTAAATGCAATAAATTACTTAAATACTCCAAGACTAGTTTGTTCACAAATAAATGAGTCTAATAGTCTACCTAGTTTGCCAAAGAATAAATCCGTTTCTATCAATATTGTAATGGAGAGAGATGAGAATGATTATTATCTATCTCCAGTTATTGATTTACAAACAGCATATATGACTTTTGGTAGAAACAGATTGAATAATCCTATTCTGGATTATGCATCTGATAGTAGAGTTAATCTTAATTATGGAGATCCTCATAGTTCGATTTACATTTCAAATAGAATTGATTTAAAACAAACTGCAACTAGTCTAAAAGTTTTAGTTTCTGCATGTAGACCATATGGAGCTGACTTTAGAGTTCTTTATAAATTATTTAAACCTGATTTAATTGGCGTTGATCCATCTTATGTTCTTTTCCCAGGATATACTAATCTTAGAGATACTAATGGTGATGGTTTTGGAGATGTGGTTATTGATCAGTATTTAAATGATGGACGCCCAGATGCAAAAGTTGGAGAAAGTTCTGATGGAGAATTTTTAGAATATCAATTCACTGCAGATAATTTAGATCCATTTACTGGATTCGCAATTAAGATTGTGATGTCTTCTACAAATGAAGCATCTAAAATTAGATATAAAGATCTTAGAGTAATTGCTTTAGCATAATATGATACCAGTAGAAGGAAACAAACATCTATTCAGAGATGAAAACAGTGGTGCTATTGTAAATATTGATACAATAGGTCATTCTCAATATATTAAAATGAGAGAAGATAAAAGAAAACAAAGAGAAGAAATTGATCAAATAAAAGATGACATTAACGAAATAAAATTATTATTAAAGGAGATTATAAATGGATCCAAGTGAAATTGAATTGCATTCTATAGATGCTTTATTTGAATATGAAAAACATTCTAGAGTGATTGATAAATTAGATTCAGATGAATTGAAACTTTTTGCTAAACTATATTATCGTTTATATTTGAAGCAACAAGAGACTATAAAAAATCTTGGAGTTATTTGAATATAAATATTTTTTGGTTAGTCTATGGTTTCGTAAATGGCAGCAACATATGTAGCCAACCTTGTCATTAATCAAAATGCAGATTTTTCTGAAATTTTTAATCTTGAAGACGTTAATACGGATTCTGCATTAAATCTAAGTGGATATACTGTTTCTTCTCAGTTAAGAAAGCATTCTGCTAGTTCACATTATGTTTCTTTCAATGCTGAAATTTTTAATGACGTTAATGGGCAGATTAAAGTTGGACTAACAACTACACAAACATCTTCATTAAAGCCTGGAAGATATGTTTATGATGTTGTGGTAGTTGATGATCAGGGAGTTACTAAAAGAGTTGTTGAGGGTATGGTTTTGGTAAGAGAAGGGTCGACAAGATAAATTGCAGTATATAAAGAACGGTAATTTAGGAGTAAAATAATGGCAAAACCAGCATCCAGGCAACAACTTATAGATTACTGTCTAAGGCGCCTGGGTGCCCCTGTATTGGAGATTAACGTTGATGATGACCAAATAGACGATTTAGTTGACGATGCCCTACAGTACTTCCAGGAGCGTCACTTTGATGGCGTTGAGAGAATGTACCTGAAATATAAAATTACCCAGCAAGACATTGATAGGGGAAAGGCTGCTATTCCAAGTGGGACGGGAATAGTAACTAGTACAGCAGTTTCAACAACTGGTCTTAGTTTTAATTGGTATGAAAGTTCAAATTATATACAGATACCAGATTCTGTAATTGGAATAGAAAAAGTATTTAAATTTGATACTAGTTCTATCTCGGGAGGAATGTTTAGTATTAAATATCAGTTATTTTTAAACGATCTGTATTATTTCAATTCCGTTGAATTATTGCAGTATTCTATGGTTAAATCTTATCTAGAAGATATTGATTTCTTACTAACTACAGATAAGCAACTTAGATTTAATAAAAGGCAGAATAGATTATATCTTGACATTGATTGGGGATCACAAAAAGAAGGTAATTTTGTAATATTAGATTGTTATAGAATATTAGATCCTAATAACTTTACTAATGTATATAATGATAGTTTCCTCAAAAAGTACTTAACTTCACTAATTAAAAAGCAGTGGGGACAAAACTTAATTAAATTTAGAGGCGTTAAACTTCCAGGTGGAGTTGAGTTGAATGGTAGAGAAATGTATGATGATGCCGAAAGAGAATTAGATAAGTTAAAAGAAGTAATGGCATTAGAACACGAACTTCCACCATATGACTTTATTGGATAATGGCACTTAATCCCTTTTTTCTAAACGGTTCTCCAGCAGAACAAAGATTCATACAAGATTTAATTAATGAACAACTTAAAATTTATGGTATAGATGTAACGTATATACCAAGAAAATTTGTTCGGGAAGAAACAATTATTGAGGAAGTGACTTCTTCCAAATTTGATGATTCATTTTTACTTGAAGCATATATCAATACTTATGAAGGATATGGTGGTTCTGGAGATATACTTACTAAATTTGGAATGAGTTTACGTGATGAATTAACTTTAATAATTTCAAAGGAAAGATTTGAAGATTTCATATCTCCATTTTTAAATGATATGGATGATATAGCAATTTCAAATCGCCCAAAAGAAGGAGATCTTGTATATTTTCCTTTAGGAGGAAGATTATTTGAAGTTAAATTCGTTGAACATGAACAACCATTTTATCAACTAGGAAAAACTTATGTATATGAAATAAAGTGTGAACTCTTTGAATATGAAGATGAAATCATTGACACTTCTATTCAGGAAATAGATGAGAAGATAGAAAATCAAGGATATATTACTACATTAGAATTAATTGGATATGGTTCACCAGCATATGCAACTGCTGAAATAGGTACAGGATATATTAGGAAAATATATTTAAATAATGATGGTTACGGTTATAAATCTGCACCAACAGTTACAATAACTCCACCATCTGATGGAGGAACAATTGCAACTGCTGTGGCATCTATTCGTAGAGTTGGAAATTCATATTCAATTGATGAGATTTTATTAAAAAATGCAGGAATTGGATACACCCAAACTCCAATAATAACAATTAGTGGTGGAGGAGGAACTGGAGCAGCTGCTACGTGTTCTATTGAAAAATATGAGTATGGTGTTGTAAGTATAAATGTCACTGATGGTGGAGTTGGATACAGTACATTACCAACAATAACAATTACTGGAGCAGCAACTACTTCAGCAAAAGCAGTTGCCGTACTTGGTAATAACAATAATATTAATTCTATATTACTTGAAGATTGTGGATTGGGATATAATTCCGCTCCAGAAATTACTATAGCATCTCCACCAGTTATCACTGGAATAGGAACTTACAAATTTAATGAGGTTGTTGTTGGATCACAATCTCAAGTTGAAGCTAGAGTTAAAAATTGGGATTTGGATACTAAGACTCTTAAAGTTTCATTTGTTGCATCAAATAATCCCAATATTAGATTTTATCCAGGTGAGTCTATTATAGGTCAAACGTCTGGAGCAATTTATTCAGTAAGCTCCTACGAAACTATGGACTTGTATGATAAATATAGTGAAAATAAACAAATAGAACAAGAAGCAGATCTTATTCTAGATTTTTCAGAATCAAATCCATTTGGTATTTACTAATGCTAGGAACTTATTTCTACCACCAAATAGTTAGAAAGACTATAATTGCCTTCGGAACTTTATTTAATGAAATTTATATATTTCACAAAAGTGCAGATGGAGATAATATTAGTCAAATAAAGGTTCCCCTAGCGTATGGACCAACACAAAAGTTTTTAGCAAGAATTCAACAGCAACCTGATTTAAATAAACCAGTTCAAATAACATTGCCAAGAATGTCATTTGAGATGACTTCTATTCAATATGATCCAACTAGAAAATCAAATGTTACCCAATCCTTCAAAGCATCTGACGGGCAAAATTTTAAAAAGGTATATTTACCAGTTCCTTATAATATTGGATTTGAACTTAATATTTTAACAAAATTAAATGATGATGCTCTACAAGTTGTTGAACAAATATTACCATTTTTCCAGCCATCATTTAATCTAACAGTTGATTTATTAGATTCTATAGGAGAAAAGAGAGATATACCAGTAACATTAAATAACATATCTTTCCAAGATGACTATGAAGGAGATTTTTCAACTAGAAGAGCATTGATATATACATTACAATTCACAGCAAAAACATATCTATTTGGTCCCATTGCAGAATCTACAGAAGGTCTTATCCGCAAGGTTCAAGTTGATATGTATTCCAGTACTGATGTAACTACTGCAAAGAGAGAAGTTAGATACACAGTTGTTCCCGATCCAATTGATGCTGATCCTGGAGATGACTTTGGTTTTAGTGAAAATTGGGACTTCTTTGCAGACTCTAAAACTTATAGTCCAACTCAACAAACTGATATATAATAAAACGTAATAATCTTATGGGTGAAGAAATAATCAATTCACTTGAAGTGGAAAGTAGTATTGTTCAATCTAAATCTAATGAATCTTTAGAAATAATCAATCCGATTAGAGATGATTTAAAAAAAGATTATGAGTATACTCGTGCTAATTTATATTCCTTAATTGAAAAGGGACAGGAAGCAATTAATGGAATAATGGAGTTAGCTGGTGAAAGTGATTCACCTAGAGCGTATGAAGTTGCAGGTCAATTGATTAAAAGTGTAGGGGACGTAACTGATAAATTGATAGATCTTCAGAAGAAATTAAAGGATGTTGAAGAAGAAACCGTAAAAACTACTAATAACGTAACAAATAATGCAGTATTTGTTGGATCAACTTCTGATCTTTCAAAACTTCTAAAGCAAGGTTTTCTAAATAATAAAGAGTAATACTTAATAGTAGTGCAAAATATAAAATCCCACAAAACAGTTGAACAAATTGCAAAGAAGCATCGTCTTGATGTTTCCTTTGTGAAGAAGCAACTTGAAATGGGAATTCCTATTGAGCACGAGCATACAAAAGACAAAGATTTAGCAACTGATATTGCTTTACAACATTTGGACGAAATACCAGATTACTATACAAGACTTAAAAAAATGGAAGCATCTGCTAGAAAATCCCACAAAAAATATAAAGATGTATCTGAAGGAAAAAAAGGTCTTTGGGATAATATTCACGCAGGTAGAGAAAAAGGTCTTCCACCTAAAAAACCAGGAGAAAAGGGTTATCCAAAAACTTTAGATATTAAAGAAGGTATAAAACAAGCACGTAAAAATGTTGGTGCTAGTAAGTGTTGGACTGGTAAAAAACTTGGAAACCCACCAACTAAAATGAAAGGTGGTAAAGAAGTTCCAAACTGCGTAGCAAAAGAAGAATTATCTTCAGGTCTAAATTATGACTGGGATACTCCAATTCGTGAAAGACCAGATAGATATTGCCCCAAATGTGAAAAACTTGAAACAAGAAGTGAGTGCAAATATGGACCAAGATACTGGGATATGTTTTCTATTCCGGCAGAAATAATTTCAAGTAAAAAAGACTATAATGTAACTATGCCTCATCCTGGAAATTTTCCAGAGTCATATGATCACGAATATTCTATGGCAAGGTCAGAAATTTCTACAATTATTTCTGCGGCAAAAAGATTAAAGAAAAAAATGAAGGGTGAGGGAAATATTGAGGCGTGGGTACAATCAAAGATTACTAAAGCAGCAGATTATCTAGATGCTGCAGCAGATTATGTAGATAGTGGCGAAATGAAAGAAGAATCTGAGAGTCTTGTTCTACAAGATTTGAATGGTAATGATTTCGTAGAAATTATAGATGTGATCAAACCACACCCAATTAGAGTTAAAAAAGAACAGTTTTCTAACTGGAGAAAAGAACTCTCAGAAGACTGGCAATCAGCAAATCGTAAAGATAGAACTGATGGAATGAGTCGTGAAACAGTTAAAAAATATCGTGATGAAAATCCAGGATCAAAACTTCAAACTGCAGTAACAGAAAAAAATCCAACAGGAGAAAGAGCAGATCGCCAGGATGCATTCTGCCGACGTATGAATGGAATGAAAGAGAGACTCACATCTAAGAAAACCGCAAGAGATCCAGATTCAAGAATCAACAAAGCCCTACGCCGTTGGAGGTGCAGATAATGAAAAGTTTTCAACAATTTTTATCAGAAAGTATTACCATTAACGGCGATTTTAATGGAACCCTAAATGTTGGTTCTTCGCAACCAGAACAAGCAACTGAATCTTTCTTTGCTGATGTAGTTTGGGAAGGAAAATTATATCGTATGGAAGTTGAGGGGAAGGAAATGACTAGAAATGAACTTGCAGAACAACTTCAAGGTGAATATCCTGGCGCAATTGTTCATAACATTTATCCAGCACCTAACCAAGGTTCTTTAAAAATTAAAAACACACAAAGATATCAACCAGAAAAATTATCGTGGGGTGAGTGATTAATGGCACAGTGGAATAAGAATACACAGGACTTTCTAAACCAAGAAAGGACCCTTTTTGAAGTACCTATGATTGCCACAAAAGATGGCAGTCCAGTTTCTTTTGAGAACCCATTTCCAGTATCTCTTGGAAGTTCAAATATTACAATTAATGGTGATGTGAGTATTGGAGCAACTGTGAATGTTGCAAGTTCTCCAGAAAATCCAGTTCATAATCACATCACAGAAGTTGGAACAAGTGATATTCTCACAACTCCATATCTTCCTGTTGGTGTTGGAACAGTAAATATAAATCTTTCATATCTTCCAGTTGGCATTTCCTCATTACTGAATACTGTATCAATTTCCAATACAAGTTTTTATATTCTAAATCCTGTTACTTCTGTGACGGTAGGTGGAACTGTATCAATTGCTAATACAGTATCAATCTCAAATACAAGTTTTTATGTAACCAATCCAGTAACAACAGTAACCGTAGGAGGAACTGTATCAATTGCTAATACAGTATCAATCTCAAATACATCATTCTATATTACAAATCCAGTTACTTCTGTAACTGTTGGTGGAACGGTTTCTATTGCAAATACTGTAGCAATATCTAATACAAGTTTTTATGTAACCAATCCCGTTACTTCTGTGACTGTTGGTGGAACTGTATCAATTGCTAATACAGTATCAATCTCTAACACTTCATTCTACATAACCAATCCAGTAACAACAGTCGCAGTATCAGGTATTGGTTCTACTGTTACAATTCAAGGAACAGTAGGAATTGGAACAACGGGGCAAGTATCACTCAACCTTAATAGTGCTCCTGTAAGTTCCAGTAATCCACTACCAGTCACAGGAACAGTATCAATTTCTACAACATCATCAGCATCTGTTACATTTCCACCAATAGCAACCGATGCATTTGGTCGTTTAAGAACTTCAACACCACTTACACTTTTTGATAGTTCTCACAGATACAGGGACAATAATCTTTGGAGTGGTTTGGTTGTAGGAACTGGTTCAACAGTTGGATTTGTAACAGCACAAGGTTTAGTCAATATTGGAATAGGAACTACTGCTGGATGTTCTGTGATTAGGGAAACCACAAAAGTATTCTCTTATCAACCAGGAAAATCATTACAGGTATTGAATACATTTGTAATGAACCCAGCAAAA